CCCATCCAGCGCAAGCTGCGTGCCCTGCTGGGATTCCAGAAAGGCCAGCGGGTAAAGGACGCTCACGTTGAGCAATGGATAGGCATTAGCTTTGATGAGCGTACCCGGATGAAGATGAGTATGGACAAGTGGGTTACAAACCGTTGGCCGCTCATTGAGAAAGAGATGTCCCGTGCCGATTGTTTCCGCTGGCTAGAGAAGAACAATTACCCCAAGCCGCCGAGAAGCGCGTGTATCTTCTGCCCATACCATAACAATGATTACTGGCGTTATTTGAAGACCGAGTGGCACGACGAGTGGCTTCAGGCTTGTGAGTTTGACGAATTGATTCGTAAAGGAGTCAACCGAAAGTCTGCCAGCATGAGGGCCGAAGAGCTTTACCTACACCCTGACTTACTGCCACTGCGGGAGGTTGACCTATCCACAGACGAGGATAGGGGGCAGATGACCTTCCTAGATGAGTGTGATGGAGTTTGTATGTTGTAAATGGAGAACAGGATGGCAGCTAACTGTGAGAATTTGGCGATTGCATCTGAGCGTTCAACGACACATCGGATGCCACAACAAGAATCGTTACAGCCTCGGCATCATGGCCGACTGGAGAAAATGAAACAGGAGGACGATGGCCGATAAGAAGAAGAAGTTGGTGTTGCTCAAGAAGCAGCCCAAGATCAAGCGGACTGGCCCGAAGCCGAAGGAGGGCAAGTTTGATGTGGTGTTGTCGACCAAGAAGGTTAAGAAGGCTCCTGCGCCTTCCTTGATCCTTTCCCCTAGTGAGAGAAAGTCTAGGGCTGCGCTTGAGCGGATTGCTAAGGATCACGATGCGTTGGAGGAGGCGAGTCTGCTTGAAAACTTTCCGCAGACGTTTATTGATGTTGGGGCGTATGATTGGCAGTGCAAGGTGTTGGTGGATTTGAATGAGAAGGAGAGTCGGGTTGCCTTGAAGGCGGCGAATGGTAGTGGGAAGACTAGTGTCATTGCTGCGAGCGCGATCTTGTGGCACATGGTTAGGTTCCCTGAGAGTTTGGTGGTGACGACTGCTGGTGTTTGGCGTCAGGTCGAGGGGCAGCTTTGGCCTACGTTGCGGAAGTATGTTGGTGGGTTGGGGCAGGGTTGGAGGATTACGAGCAGTGAGTTGCACTATGCGAACGGGTCGCGGGCGATTGGGTTTAGCACGAACGATCCGGGTAAGTTCGAGGGTTGGCATCGGCAGGGGCCGACTGAGAATCTCTTGATGATTGTTGATGAGGCGAAGACCGTCCCTGATGCTATCTTCACGGCCATAGCTAGATGTCAGCCGAGTCGGTTATTGGTGATGTCGAGTCCCGGTGCGTCGGCTGGTGCGTTCTATGAATCGTTTACCAAGCAGCGCAGGTTTTGGAAGTGTCATACTGTTACGGCGTATGACTGCCCGCATTTGACGAAGGAATGGATTGAGTCGCAGATAGAGTTGTATGGCGAGAACAGTCCGTTGGTGCGCTCGATGATTTATGGTGAGTTCGTTGATGACAGTTCTGATGGGTTGGTCTTGAACCTGAAGGCACTTGAGGAGTGTTTGCAGAACCCACCTGAGCTGGAGTTGGGGATGCGTGTTGCCTTCATAGACTTTGCTGCTGGCGGTGATGAGTGTGTGTTTGCTTTGCGCCATGGGAACCGGATTTTGGACATGGTTTGCTGGCGGGAAAAGAACACGAACACCACTATTGGCAAGATCATCAATTTAATCAAAAAACATAACTTGACACAGGATGAGATTTATGCTGATGAAGGGGGACTGGGTTTGCCATTGTGCGATGCGTTGATGGATGCGGGGTATGACATACACAGGGTTAACTTCGGGGCGAAGCCGTTTGATGACCGTTACGCTAACCGGAGTGCGGAGATGTGGCACACGGCTGCACGGGCGATTGAGAAGCGGGAGATAATTTTACCGGGTGACAGTATGTTGCACCAGCAGATGGTGACTCGGCGAGCTGAGGTTAGTCGGACGGGGAAGTTGGGTTTGGAGCGGAAGGATGTTATGCGGGCTAGGGGTTTAGATAGTCCTGATAGGGCTGACGCGGTAATGGGTTGTATTGCTTGTGGCGGCGGAATTGGGGGAAGCTGGGAGCAATTCAACTCACTTACCCGTCCTTCGCTTAATGACATCTTTGAGGAAGCGCAGTCGAGTTACGAGGAAGACGCGATGCCGCAGGGAATGTTCATGGGATACTAGGATGGAGACGGGGATGGCAAGATCGAGTATTGGGCCAACCGACTCGCGGTTGGTGGAGTGTTCTGTTTGTGAGGAGCTGGGTTCGGCTGTGGCTGAAGATCGGGCGACTGGCGGCGTCTACTGTGGTGAGTGTATTGGGTATGCGTTGAATGCTGAGATGCTGATGCGGGTGGCGTGGGTGAATGTGAATGTTAGGCATCCGCACCCGGACGAGTTTGCTGAGTGGGAGGATCATTAGATGGCGAAGGAAGAGAAAGAGCCGAAGACCAAGGCGGGAGAAGTCACGCCACAAGGATTTACTGTTCCCACCAAGGAAGACATTAAGGCTGGCGAACACGCGCCTGACCTTCGTGGTCGGAATAGAGGGAGGGGTAGGTAATGCCTTTCAAGAGCGAGAAGGGGAGCAGGAAACATCAACAAAAGAAAAACCAATGGCAGCAAAAAAACAGGGTTACAAATCACGGCAAGACGAATCACTCGGAGCAAGGCGCGGAGCGCGTAAGAATCTGAAGCGGAAAGTTACCAAGGCAGGTCGTCGCAAGATGGCGTCTGCACCTCGCAAGGCAGCGGGTGGTAAGAAGTACGGATTGAAATGAGCGAGAAGCTTTACGATTTAGTTGCACACGACATTGCCAGCCGTACACGGTGGGAGGTGCGTCAGGGTTTGTGGTATCAGATGCGTAACGACGGATTGCGCCGGAGAGGGAAGCCGTGGCCGAACGCCGCTGATGCCCATTTCCCCCTGATCGACACCACCATCAACAAGCTCAAGCCGAGCTTCTTCCAACAGGCAATGGGGCTGGATGTGTTGGCGACCTTCGTTCCCATGCGGACGCAGTTGAGTGCGTACACTTCAGCGGCGGAACAGTGGTTCTCGTATAAGATGCACGAGAAGAGCAACTTCGCGATGGAGGTTATGAGTTGGATTGACCATATGCTGATGGGCGGTCATTCGGTGATGAAGACCTTCTGGAATCCTGACCGGAAGCAGATTGAGTTTCAGGCGATTGACCCGATGTATATTATTGTTCCGCCGTGGACAAAGAATGTTGAGACATCGGACAGGCTTTGTCAGGTCATGCCGATGAGTTTGGAGAGTTACAAGCGGGCGGGAATTTACGATGACAGCAAGTCCACGCTGGACAGTATCATGGGCGGCAGGACTGAGGAATCCGGCATCCTCAATGACCTCAAAAATAACCGCGAGTTACGGGAGGGTTTGACTTACTCAGCCGACAAGGAGCAGATTATTGTCTGGGAGGTTTATTCCAGAGATGATGACGGGGAGTGGGTGATGGAATGTTTCTCTCCCCAGCAACCTGAGATTGCGCTTCGCAAGGAGATGAAGATTCCGTTCGATCACGGGATGCCTCCGTATTCCTCGGCTCGGTATGAGGTGACGGATGGCGGATGGTTTTCTCCTCGTGGCGTGTGTGAGCTGTTGGCCCCGTTTGAGGCTGCGCTTACCAAGTCATGGAATGAGCGACAGGACGCATCGACTTTATTCAACAAGCCGCTCTTTAGGGCGGAACGCGATTTGCCGAACTCGGTTAACTTGCGGTTGAATCCGGGGCAGATTCTGCCTTTCGGTATTGCCCCCGTCCAGATGCCTGATGTGCCTTTGGACTTTGAAAAGGATATGACGCAAACGCAATCGATTGCCGAGCAGCGTGTTACCGTTCCCGACTATGGACTCATGGCGGACAGGGACAGGCGCACGGCGACTGAGATTGATTCCATTAACGCGCAAGCGCAACAAAATATGGACTTGCGTTTGCGTCTATTCCGTCAGGCATTGGGCGATCTGTTCCGTCAGGCGTGGAGTCTTCTGGTTCAGTTCGATAGCAAGGATTTGCAGTACCGCTTTCTGGAGGACAATTTGGCGGTTGACCCGGTGGCGTTGCATGAGGAGTACCAGATTGAACCTCGTGGCGGCATGGACATGGTTAGCCGTGCGATGCTTTTGAACAAGGCGTTGCAGAGGAAGCAGTTGTTTGTTGACTCGCCTTGGATAGATCAGGTGGAATTGGACAAGAGCATTATTGAGCTGGACGATCCAGCCCTAATCGCCCGTTTGGTTCGTGACCCGAACGAGAAGTTGACGGACGAGGCTGAGGATGAGCAGAGGACTTTACCTGCTCTGTTGATCGGGCAGATTATCCCGGTGAAGCAGGGGTTGAACTATCAGACGCGGATAGGAGTTATCATGGCGTTCCTTGAGGAAGCGAGACTGGCAGGGATGCAGCTCAGTCCGAAGGGTGGTGAGGCGATTGTGACTCGGTTGGATGGTCTGCTTCAGATGATGATTGAGGTGGACAACAATAATGGCAAAGCCTTGCAGAAGGATGTCATGGAATATTTGAAGAGCATCGGGCTGCTCCCCGCTGAGGAAGATGCCAACGCCATGCTCGCTCAGGAGATTGCTGGGCAGGGGGCTGTGCCGCCTGAACAGATGCCTCCGGCTGAGGGAATGCCTCCTCCCCCACAAGGGCCAACTCCCCAAGCCCCTATGCCAGTTGAAGAGACTGCATCGGTTGGAGTGATATAATGAGATTTTTTAGGTTCATGGGTATTGCATGGCGTCTATCAGGCAATATCCCTTGGGTAGGCGAACCGGAGTGGGACGTATCTGATGCGAATGTTTTGCGGAAGTTTCTCGTCTTAAAGGAAGGGAAACGGTTTAGGATGGTTCTACTGAACATGGTTCTGAAGCAGAACCAACAGGCAGTGTCAGCCAAGAAGAGGCTGGAGTACGAGGCAGGTTTTGCCAGTGGTGTAAGGACAACGGTACACACCGTTGAGGCTCTTGCGAAGGACACCGAGGAGTCAAAGGATTTTGCGTCAGATATATATGGGGTCGAATATCTGGCGAGTGAAGACCCCACAGCAACGGACAATCGTTTCAGTGCAATGATTGGACGAGGATAAGCACTGATAGGGAAACATTATGCCAGAAGAATCCGGCGAAGTAACCGCCGAAACTCTGTTGGCCGCTGCACAGGAGTATGATGCTTCTATGGAGGCGGGGGAACAACCAGTAGTCGAATTTACGGCTACGGAACCTGAACCGGGAAAGGAGGAAACTCCACCGGAGGAACCAAGGGAGACTGAGGAAGCGGAACCGGATGCTGAAGGGCAGGATGTGGATGAACCCGAAAGTTCATTGACAGTAGGCGAGACTCCTGAAGAGGAGGACAAGCCGCAGAAGAGTGAGAGTAAGTGGGCCAAGAACGAGGCTCGCAAGAACAAGTCTTGGAAGGAGATAAACTCCCAAAAAGAGGAACTCAAGCGAGCGCGTGAAGAGCTTGACGACATGAAGGGTCAGCTTCGAGAGAAGCAAACCGACATGGACGAGGGCAAGGCTTACCGGGATGAGAAGGGTTTTACGGCGGAGGATTATGAGTCTGCTGCCGTGAGGCTACGGGATGAAGGCGATGCAGACCTTGCGAAGGATGCGGAAGAGAAAGCCAAGTCTGTCCTCGATGAGGGCAAGAAGGCTGATCAAGACCGCTCGGTGAGGGATGCAAATAGGCAGTGGGAATTAGCGCGGGACGATCTGTATAAGGAGATGCCTGAGCTAAAGGACA